AGCATGAGGAAATTGAATCATCTTCTTCTGATGGAAGTGGTAATGATGATGAAGGAGAAGAGGATGAGGATGGTGATGATTGCACACAAGGTTCTAATAGAGGTGGTGATCACAACTCTGATGAAGCACGTACACAAAAAGCATTTGATGAGCAAACAAAACGATTAAATAGAAATGACTATAACAGTCGTACAATATCTTATGCTGAGTTACCTGAGAATCTTGATATAGATTCTGTAGTTGTTGATTGGTCTGAGGTACATGACTGGATAGATTCAAATAGAAAAGAATTTCTAGCTACTGCTGATAATCTTAAAAAGTTTGTAAAGGATAATGTACCAGAGCACAATGGTAATGTAGAATCTTTTGTATACAGTACACCTGATGCAGAGTACCGTAAATTTCGTAAGCAATCACAGAAAGAAGTAAACTATCTTGTTAAAGAGTTTGAGTGTCGTAAGTCTGCTAGTGCTTATGCTCGTGCTGCTACTTCTAGAACTGGAGTACTAGACACAGCAAGGTTACACACTTACAAGTATAACGAAGACCTTTTTAAAAAGATAACAGTTCTACCTGATGGTAAGAATCATGGTCTTATATTTGTTCTAGATTGGTCAGGTTCAATGAACACTACAATCTACTCAACTGTTAAGCAACTACTTAATCTAACTGCATTCTGTAAGAAAGTTCAGATACCATTTGAAGTATATGCCTTTACTAATGAGTGGAGAATAGTTAATAGAATTAAATCTAATACCAATTCATCTGATCCGTATTTTGGATATAGAGCTTCTAACGAAGAGGTAGAACCTGTAGTTGGAGAAATCTATGTTGATAGTAACAACTTCAATATGGTTAATCTTATTTCATCACGTAGCAATTCACGTAACTATGAGAGACAGTGTGTAAATGTTTGGAGAGAAGCTTGGTTGTATCAAGGTCACAGAAACAGTTTCTATAGACCAACAACAGGGTTAGAATTATCAGGTACTCCATTGAATGAAGCAATGGTTTGTCTTAACTACATCTTACCAACATTTAAGAAACAGAATGACTTAGAGAAAGTTAATGTATGTGTTCTTACTGATGGTGAGGGTAGTATGATAGGTGTTGGTAAAAAGACTTACAGTTACGATGGAGAAGATTCAAAAGTATCTCAAGTTAGAATGGGTTACGACCATGCTTTACGTGATCGTAAAACTGGTAGAGTCTATGCTCAATTCACTGATGGTTATACAGATGTAACAACAACTTTAATAAATCAAGTTAAAGATCGTAATCCTGGTGTTAATGTTGTAGGATTCAGAATTCTTCCTGGTACACATTTACAAAGCTTTGTAAATCGTTATAGTACTACTAATTACTATGATATACAGAAGCAATGGAGAAAGGATAAGGCGGTTGTAATTCCTAATCCTACAGGGTTCAGTGAGCTCTACGCTCTTCAAGATAAAGCATTAGATACAGATGCAGAGTTTGCTGTTGAGTCTGGTGCTGCTAAGGGTCAAATTTCCAAAGCATTTAAAAAGATGCTAGGTAGCAAGTCTAATAACAAAAAGATCCTTAGTTCATTCATAGGGATGGTCAGTTAACAAACTGTCCTCCCTTTCCCCACAAATCCATACAGTCCATTATACTTATAACATACAGAACAAAATCCAAAATGCCTTTCGCACCTTCACCAGTAACCACAGAAGACATAAAG